CGGGCCTAAAATCTGGATAAGCCTCAAAGAAACTTTGATCGTACGAATCATCATAATCGTACTTCTTATCCAATCTCCAATACGCATTAGTACAATACATTTCAGCACGGTAGGAGTCCAGCAATTTAACATTCACCTTACCAAAACACAATTTGTAACATTTGCGTAGTAATGGATATAGAACAGGTACCATATAATTAAGGGCCATTTCGCCCATAAGAACCGTTTTAAGGTAATTGAAGTTGCCATTCTTGCCAAAATCACGAACAATCCATCCGAATCTCCTAAAGATTCTATCAGGATCTCGAACCATAGTTGGACCTAAAGGCCCAGTGACAACTCTGGATTGGCAATAGTCAACCTCAGCCAAGTGGTATTTAATAACCGTCTTGGCGCTTAGCCCGAATTCAGAAAATAACGTTGCATCATAATCATTTAAAAATGACCTGGACAAAATCAAAACGGAATCATCCCCATTGCATATAAACTTGTATGCACTTTTGGGTATACCACAAATGCGTAGTATAGACGTAGTGGCTAAATAATTAACAAAATTACCCTTAAAACTGGTATCACAGGAACCAGATGTTATGGTTCCAATGGTACTGTACTTTATACCCTTAGACGTATATCCGGTTGGTTTGTTGTCGAACTTGAAGGCCCACGATAACATTGATCTTGAGCCTTTCGGCAAAAAAGAAAGAACAAACCTGTGATATGTTTGCAACAACTCAACACAAACACTTGCGTCGAATGCACTGAAATCATTTTCAACATAAACAGGATCGTCCACACAATTTGAACCATTCTCCAACAGATGACCAACCTCAACACCAGTAAGTCCTTTCGTAAAAACTCTAAGTCCATGAAAATCGAGGATCTCATACATTCTTTCCTCAACCGGCTTTGTATATTGCATTTTGAAAAGAGTAGCTTCACCACTCTGATATTGTATAGCGCGTGGAACCTTAGGGATGAGATCATCGGGTTTACTGATAAAATCCTTAATGGAATATTTATCATCCTTCAAGAAACAATTTTGTAGAAAATGTCTACGCTTAATTCCTTCAGTAACCAACACAATCTTCGCCCTTTCATACTTCCTACGCAACCTACCATGAAAAGTTTTAACATAATTATCGTAAGGTTGCTTCACAAAAACAAAATCAGACATTAAGCTACGCAACTCCTTAACTACAAAGCCAGAGGTATTATGATCAAAACTGTAAGTTAAATTTTGTGTGCGCTCGGTACCATTGGTTTGATGGCGATACTGAAAAGCAATAGCTTCATTGCACATACAATTTTGATGTGTGAATATAATGGGACCCACGAGACCATGGACAAGATGTCTTGTGTGTCTGTTACCACCACAAGTTATAGGTATATTCTTGACATTAAAACGTGAACCTTCCAGAGTGAAAACAGAAGGAAAGTCAACGCCACGAAGACATATAGCTGGAAATAATTGCTATTTGTCCATTTTAACAGAATAAGACAGATTCTTGATGATTTTGAAACCCATATTGGGTAGAGGTATTCCTAAGAAAGTCTTACG